CTTTACTGCCGTAAATGTCAGTTTGGTAGTGCCAAAATTAGCCCCTGTGATCGCTGTGTTTTCAGCAATCTTGCGAGCGACCGTTACGTTATTTTGGATAGGCAAGTCGAACGGGCTTGAGCCCATTGGGATCTCGCGGAATTTATCCTCAACAATTCTAGGGGATTCAAATTCGGCTACGAAATTTGAGCTCATGAGCGTTGGAATCCAATCTGCGCCCCCTCCACTCACACCCGTCCCGAAAGCCTTAAGCCGTGGGACAAGTTCGTTTTTGGCATAGTAGGTTTCCAGCAATCCCTTGATCGAGCCAGCCCGATCCAGGTCATTGGAAGTTCCGATTTTATCGCGTGCGCCGCCGTGGAAAACTTGAGCAGTCCACCGAGAGATATCAACCGCTCGCTTGAGCTCTAGAACGGTATGCTTGCACTCTTGTGGAACCCGGGCAAAACGTGGGTGGGAAGTATTTACATCGAGCAAGTCTTTTGGGTGGGAAACACCGAAAAATTTCATTGCTCGCATCTCGTCCGAGAAACCGTGCGAATAGCTTGGAGCTTGACCGCCAACAAAAATAGAAGACATGGCTTCTTTTTCTGCGAGAGACTTGGTTTCCAATTCGGTGACTTTTGTCTCAAGCGCGTTAGCTTTAGCAATCAAGTCTTTCATTTCCTGATCCATCTTTTGATACTCCTGATTTTTGTTTAAGCAAGAATGCTTTTAATCCGTGAATCTAATTTAGACAGGTAGCCTTCCAATACAGCCATATTTTTGACAGCATCGGTGCCTAATGGAATCTCACTGCTCGGAGCTGGTGGTAATTCTAACCCCTGCTTTGGCTGTCCTGTCTGATTCATTTCCATTTGACTAGAGATAGTTTGCAGTAAATTCACTACCAAGCCAAGTAATACATTAGTTTGCTTTGAAGAATCCAGGTAAGGATTATTTTCGGTATCCGATGCACTAGCTGCCATGACCGGAACCGAAACCGGGTTATCTTGCTGCGCGGCTGTGGGAGCTGGCACGATTCCATCGGCTTTGACGTTTAAACGTCTAGCGGATTTTTCCGTCACGCTTTTCTGTTCGTCTTCAGAAGCTACAAGGGTTTCATCCGATACTTCCCCCGAATCTTCAGTCAGTTCCTCTGCAGCTTCGAGCGCGGTAGTTCCCCCGTTTGCGATATACCAGGAGCTCGCAAAGGAATAGTTAGGATCGCCTAGGGCATCGACAGCCGCTTGCTTGCTGACTGCCCATAGTTCTGGATTGCCTACCCAAGCCGGTACGCTGGAATCATCGGGAGAAGCTGCAGCGGTTTCGGCTAGCCATTGTTCTTTAAATTTATCTAGTTCTTCTTGACTTGGCTTGGCTGCTGCCACTTCCTCGGTATCAGCCGCTTCATTCTCCACTTGCTCGCTTTCTTCCATGGGCATCTCAGCTTTGACTTTTATCCCAAGAGTTTTTTCTACCAGCTTATACATATCTGGCTTCCATTCGATATCGCCCGAGGTAAGCCCTTCGATGATTTCATCGGAAATATTTCCAGCCTTTGCTAGCAGGCTCTTTGCTTCCGATATGTCGATGTTTTTCTTGGATAGTTGTTCGCGGAAAGATAGTGCAGAAGTTGCGTGTTTCATCTCTAGATATTCCTCTATTATTCCGTTGCATGTTTCTGTTTTAAGCAGCTTGGAAGACATGGAAAACAGTGAATCCGCATTAGCCGGAACCGATACTACGGAAACTTCAAACAGTTCCGCATCAGTGATTTCGGTAGTTCCATCCTGCATTCGCTTTTCGTCAAGAGTTTTGAAACCAACCGAGAAAGTGTTTAAGATTCCTTCCTCGATCAAGTCTCTTATCTTGCTGATCTCTGGATCTTTGCTGCCACTGATTCTAGCCTTTATGTAAAGACCGCCATCCTTTATCGCGATATCAACCGGCTTGCCGATCGGCTTATTTTGATCATGATTGAATAGGATGATACCAGCTTTATTAAAACTTTCCAGCTTCCAGCCCTTTGGCCGAATGCGTTCCTTGACTCTGTCGACCGTGTTTGGGTTAGCGTACCCCTCCACGTATAGCGTATTGTCGCCAAGTTTCTTGACGTTAATACAGAATTTCTTTTTCCAGAATTCCTCTTCGACTTCTTGAGATAAATTCATCTCTTTCCCCTTATGATAGTTTGAATCCAAGCCTTGATAGATCTGATTTTTCCACAGCTACCATCGTGCATCTGCAGTTGATTACTTCATGGGCAGGCCCGCCGCCTTCTCGCGGATAAGCTAAACCGTTTTTGAATTTCTGATCGTATGGGATAGGCTCGCCTGCGATATCCCAGTGATCGGCTTTGCTGTTAGGGTATTCTCCACTCGGGTTTCCTCTGACTCTTTCATCATTGGCGTTAACCCATACCTTATACAGTTCAGGCAATACACTCCCCGCATCATTCATAGCTGCAGCTTGCCCGATACTGTTTGCAGTCAAAACCTCAGTCCGTGCGATAGTATCGGCCCTCGATAAACTGACCTTAGCAACGTCCTTTATATCCGTTCCTATATCGCTTATGCTCTTGTTGTTTTCTATTCCACTTTTTATGGTATCGAATACCTTTCCTATCGTGGTCTGCGATAGGTAATCGTAAGACTGTTCTGCTCGTTTGAATAACTCTTTCCTCCTGTCTTTGTATTTCTCATCCTTGATTACGGCTATTGCTTCCGCGTTCTGTCTTCCGAAAGGCATGTTAAGAATAGCATTGTAACCAAGGTCAACCTCTGCATCCAAGACCTTGACGTACTTGTCTTTGTATTTTGTTCGCTGCTTTTGAAATGCTTGAGCAATATTTCGTTTCAGCTTTTGCTCGTCCGTAATTTCAACCGTCTTGGTTATGAGCATGTCTCTTGCAATCGCGGAAGCAACCGAGTATTGGTCAACAATCATATCAAGGAATAGCTCCTTGATTGGTTCTTCCCTTGCCTTGGCTTTCTCGAATGCGTCTCCCTCCCGATCATCCCACCAAGACTTTCCCTCGCCTTTGATGAAATTACCGAAGCTCATTAAGTTCTGAGTTTTGATATCTAGCTGAACGTCCTGAGAGTTAAGCTGCTCGGGCACTTGTGGAGCTTGCTGCTGTGCAGTATCATTAGTGCTTGGCTCTTGAGGCATTGACTGCTGACCATAGCCGCCAAAGTTTGGCTGCACGGTTTGCTTGGTGGGTGTTACATCGCCACCGGGCAGCGGCCCAATGCTCCAAACCTGTTTCCTCACTTCATTCAAAGTCATTGTTGAAAGCATGGAGTTGGCTAGCAAGGCTTTGCTGTTCAAATCGTCTTGGAGCTCTGGAACCTTGCTGAAGTCTTTTTTGATGACATAGTTTTGGCCAAGGAATGGTTTAAAGCCCTTGGTGAAAGCCTCGCCCAATATGTTACCGATACTCATAAGAGTACCAGTCCAAAAGTTTTTGATTGCAGTTTTGAATTCATCGGAACCAAGGGAGGAAGTATCAGAAATACTTAACTCTTGCTTTGGCACTCCGAGCAAATTTATAATTGCCTCTCTGTTGTTACGAATATGATCCAGCAATTGCATGTCTGAAATAGTATGCGGGAAGACTTCAGCCGTTGCACCGTTGGGAAGAACCATGAACCGCCGCTGATTATTCCTGCCTGAATTATGCTTTTCCAAACTTGTTGTTAACTTGTCTCTTTGGGCATCGCTTACACCTTCGGGAGTTGAGATTACCATCCCTGGCTGAGCGCCTTTTTTGAAGAATGAATTTAAATATTCTGAGCTGTATCTATTGAATAATATTGATGATTGCCCCGGAATCAGAGGCGATAATCCCCAGTAAATTGAGCTCGGATTCGGACGCTTTAGATGGATCATATTTCTTGGATCAATCCGCATCCCGCCCGTATCCAAAGGCATTGACTGCCTATCCCAGCCCGTTATCTGATAATGCCTAAGCACGCCTCGCCCGTCGATATCCATTGATATGACTTCCGTTGGAACATGAATCAGCGAGCGATTGACAGGAGCCATATACAGCAGCCCGTTACCCGTTACACAGTAGTCTGTTATAGTCGCATACTGCATAGCGTAGCTGGTTTGGTACTGATTCGGATTATCTAGAATGGATTGAACAGGATGATTCTCGGCTGGCTCTGACTTAAGCTCGCCATTGATTACGGTTTCCTTGAAAACTCGGAGAGGTACAGGAGCTAGCCTAGTTGCAATCTTGTCGACGACTATATAAACCCAGTCTTCTGTAAAGTAGATGGATTTCAATAAAGCAGCGTCCGAGAAGGTGGGAATATCCCTAGACCATGTTGCAGACAAATTGTCGCTAAACATCGTATCAAAGCTCTTAACGTCTAAACGTCTAT